TAATTCTCCATTTCCATCATTCCCCTGCCATATATCAGTTTCTACTTGGTCAGCAATAATACCACCCATGTAAGAGATTACATAATCTTCAAATGAAGCTGGTGGGTTGCCATAAGCTCCTGACATCTCAAGCGATTCCCAGCTTGAAACTAAATTTTGCTTACATAAATCAATATTGATTTGTAGCGGTTTTACTTCGAGTACCTTCTCAGTCATTGTGAGAGTTCCATAATCAGTAAAGTCGCATTCTGCATTCCTTACCATATTTGCGTTCGCCATTGATTGAATGTTAGACTTATAACGCACATTATTTATTTGCGTTAAGTAGTCTAAACTTTTCGCTTCTTTTAAAGCCGCGGCGATATAAAATCCTGCTGCTTTCCCTGCGAAATTTGATGTTACACTAAATGCCATAATTTTTTATTTTTTAAAGTTATTATTATTTATTTAAGTTATGCAAGAATCTTTCTTGTCTAGATAACTTGTTGTATTGTTTTTTAGTTAGTTCAGGTCTTTCCGAACTAAATTTATTTGTGTTGATAGGTGCTTCAGCAGGACTTTCTGCTAACTCCGTTTTAAGTTTTTCATTCTCAGCTTTTATTGCTGCTACTTCTTCTGCTGAAAATTCAACTGTTTCTGTTGTCTTGATTGACTTAGGTTTGTCAGACACTTCTTCTGCCATTTCTTCAACTTCGTCATCACCACCTTCTTTAGCTTCTTTAAGTTTTGCAACCGCTATTTCAAGATTCTCAATCCTTTTTTCCATTCCTTTCCAATCGCCAACATCTGCTTCTTCTTCATAATCTTCATCTTCTTTAGCTGCTTCAACTTCTTCAACTGTTTCTTTTTCTTCTGTTTCTGATTCAATTACCTCAGCAACTACACCTTCTTCTTCAACTCTAAAGCTAACGCCTGTGTCCGTTTTATACGTTCCAACAGGCAAAGGTATTGTAGTGCCATCTTCGGTTAGGACTGAGATGTCTACCCCTGCTTCTAGTTCTTCAGCAGTAGATACAAAGATTGTTCCATCTTCGCTTTTAGACTGCCATTCTAATTTAATTGTGTCTTCAGCTTTGTTTAAGCCAAGTGCTACTAATATTTGTTCTTTTAAGTCCATAGTTTCTTTTTTAGGTTCTGTTATATAATAGAATAGTTATTACTTTATTTGATTTTCTCTTATTATCTCATTAAGAGCTGATAGTATTTCTTCTGTTGTTGCTTGTTTTTGCTGCATAGCTTCAAACTTATTAGTGAAATATCCTTCAATGGATAGTCCTTTAAGTTCACCGTCCTTGATCTTAGACCATAGTTCATCATTGTCTATCCGCATTTTCACAAACCAAGTGCCATTAGGCAAGTTATAGCCATAAAGTTTTGACTTATCCATATCACCTTCTTTAATCCAAGATTCAACAGTCAATACTCCTGATACTCTGTCTTGATGTTCATAAGTAGCTTTATGATGATTATTATGTTTTAAGTATAATTCACTAGCCTTTCTTACGGTTTCAGGGCTAAAATAGACATAGTATTCTGAATCCGTATTTGGATCATATCTGAAAATATTTTTATTAGGGATTAAAGCAGGTGAAACTAGCATACGCTTTTCTTTATCTACTTTAGCAAAAGTCAAGTTGTTTTTCTCTTTCCCAAAAAACACCATATCTTCTTCTATGGCAGGTGCTGACACAAGGCTTATCGCATCAATTGCCAACTCTTGGCTTTCATCATCAATTACCAATTCTACAATTGAAGTAATAGATGTAGTTTTTTCGTAATAGTCTTTATTGGCTTCTTCGCATTCAGCTATTGAATCGTATTCACAGCTTCCTGTCTTTCCCCATTTTACTTTTCCGTTTTCACATTGTTCACAAGGCATATTATATAATAGATTTAATTAATATTTATTTGATTTTTAAATTGTTGCTCTACGTCTTATATTAGCTAATTGATTCTGACTGTTAGACATTTCATCAGTTACAACGTAAGCTCTCATAGCTTCAGGGGCTTCCCCTCCGCTTATATCAAAAGTTCCTGACATCATTTGACTTGACGGTGCTGTTGCTCCTGCTGATACTGCCCCACCACCACCACCACCTGCTGACGCACCACCACCCATAGGATCAGTAGACATAACCTTCTTTAAGGCTATTGCTCCCATCACTCCTGTTGCAATTGCGTTTGCAAGTCTTACAGGGTATGGTAATAATTTATCAGCAACCGAAGTTGCTCCCATAGCTGCCATAATTCCTTGCTGAGTATTATATACAATTTGTGCTGCTGCAACCCCCTTCCCTAATGCGCTATTTTCTCCTGCTAAAGCTCCTACTGCCCCTAATACATTCATAAAGGCTTGTTCTTTATGTTTATTGACTGCGTCATCTCTATCTTTGTCTTCTTTTGCTCTCTTATCATCTTTCTTTTTATGGATTGCTCTATATTTATCCTCAATAGCTGCTTTAAGCACTTCGGTATCAGTTCTTCCCTCAACTTCTTTTAACTCTAACTCTTTTTGTATTTCCAATAGCTTATCAGCCTTCATTCTTTCGTTCTCAATTTCCATTACAATTGTTTCATTTTGAATAGCTAATAAATCAGCAGCTTTTTTCTTCCTATTTTCTTCACGAATATCCTCCCATTTATCTTCAATTCTATCTAACTCCATTTGGTGAAAAGTAAAATTCTCAGCTATCAGTTTATCTCTTAACTTACCTTTCCTAACTGTGTCCATAATTAGCTTCTCTCTTTCATCTCTTTTCCAATTAGCTTGTGTTATTTCTCTTGCCCTGTCACTCGTCAAAGTCTTTAAAGCTTCTTCCCTACGCATTTTATTAAATGATATAACAGTTTGGTTCTGTTTAGCTATTCTTGAATTTTCTCTTTGTACCCATCTTTGATAAGCCGCCTTTTCTTTTGCTTCAGTTTGAGCTTTTATAGCATTGATTTTATTATTTAATTCAATTTGTTTTGTTGCACTTTCTTGTCTTATAGTAGCAAGAGCTATTTCTTTCTGAGCTAGTTCATCTAAGTCAGCAGCCATATTTTCAGACAGTTCCATTTGCTGCTGTTGTATTCGTACTGCCTCTTCAGCGTTTGCTACTCTAGCTTGTAAAAGATTATTCTCTATTTCAAAAGCCCTTTCTGCTGCGTCTAATCTTTCTTCTTCAGACTTGGTAACATCTTCAGCAACCATTTTTAATTCCTCAATCTCTGCTCTACGTTGTGCTGTTTCAACATTCAAATCTCGTTCTCTATCTACTAAGCCTTGTAATTGAGCTTCTAATTCAACTGCTAATTGTATCTCCCTTACCATTTCATCGCCTATCCCTGAAAGAGTACCTTTCATCTCATTAAAAGCACCTTTGACATCTCCACTAAACAACTTAGCAATAGCGCCTCCAAATTTTGAGATTCTATCAACTATAACATTAACTGCTGCACTTATTCCTGTGAATACTCTTGTTAAGGCTTCTGCTCCTTTTTTAGTTTTTGTAAACCAAGCGACTAAACTTCCAATACCCACAACTAATGCTCCAATTCCTGTGCTAATCATTCCTGCCCTAACAGTTGCAAAAGAAGCCTTCGCAACTTTTGCCATTGATGCAAAACCTGCATTAAGAGAATTTAAAGAAACCCCCATGAATTGAAACTCACTAGCTAACCCCTTTGCATCTGATGTTGCTTCGCCTATATTTGATTTTACTTCTAATTCTAATACTTCTGCCATGTCGTTTATTTTATAGTATTCCTAAGAAGGAAACCCCCCTCTTGGTTTCATTTGTGTTATTCTTATATTACTTACCCAAGATATTGTCATATTTGTTGCCCCTTTTACTGTTTGTAAAAAATTACTTCCTGATACTGAGTTAATAGGACTCCACCCTGTTGTTGTTCCTGAACTAGCAGGTGAGGTTCTTGATCTATCTATACTAAGTGTTCCGCCTACATTAAGCACTACTCCCCTTTCAACCCAAGACTTAAAATCACCTACACTTCCACCTGCTGTTCCACCTACTCTAAGTGCTAAAGTTTCTGATTGAAAATAAATAGCACTATCTTCAGGCACTTCAAAATAACTACCTGAAGTATTGTTTAAATAAGCATCAACTGTACTATTGTCAGTTGTTTGTCTTCCATATATTAATTGAATACTTTGCCTTTCCCCTAAAATATCACTAGCTGTGTTATTTGCTCCTAAGACTATAGAGTTTTCTGTTGTTACTTCTCCTAAAGTCCCTAATACAACTGAGTTATTTATCCCTTTTACAATTTCATTTGCATTACCTACTACAATATTGTTTCTTGATATACCTTTAATACTGTTGTTCTCGCCAACAACTATACTATTATTTATTCCCATTCCTAAGTCATTGTTATTACCTCTTATAGTATTATTAACATTGTCCATCGCCTTAGATATTTTAGGCGTAAAAGTTTGCGCTCTACAAACTCTCTGCTCTTCGTCATAAGTATATCCATAGGCTTCACATTGTACTTGGTTAGGTATTATGCCTGTATTTGTGCCATCAGTAAATGTTACAATTCCAAGAGCGGATATTTCATAAGGGGCTATTGTATAGCCTTTTCTATAGGGTACTGTTGCCATTATGGTATAAGTATAAATTCAACGGTTGCTAAGTCGTTTGGTTTGTAATCAATTTTATTTACTCGAAATTGTCGGTTCTTAATCATTACTGTATCATAAAACTTAAAAGTATTTATATCTGAAGGACTTAAATTAACTTTAATAGTCATAGTTCTTGTGTCAGCATTATATAATTGATAATAATAGGGAGACCAATATGTAGTGAAAAGATTATTTACTGCTGTAGCCCCTAGTCCAAGATAAGGACACCCTCCAAAATTAAAATCTGTCGTTGTTGCTGAAGAACTTGGAATAGTTGATAAGTGAGTAAATTGTAAAATTTCATCTTCAGCAGCAATACCTGACACATTATTTTGGTCAGGAATCTCGTAAGTACAGCTCGTTATACTTTTGACGCCATTGTTGTATAATATTCTAGGTGCATTTTCAAAGCCTTCAGTCAACCCATCATCATCTAGCGCATAAATTGCAGGGACTATTAAATCAGGATATTGTGTCATTAATGGCTTAGGTACTGTTGCTGCAAATGGCTCTGCAACTATTTCTTCTTCTCCTGATAATAAGGTAAAATCTGTAGCGTCAAAAACTTGACTTCCGTATAAATGACCATTAACTTGTATTTTGTAATTATTAAATGGGTAGTCGTCATTATCATCAACAAACTTAAATATTGTTTTTTTCTTCAAATCTGTTAAAGGTGTTAGTTTCATTTCGGATAAATCTACCTTTTCAGTCCAATCATGAGCAATACCCCTTGAAGCTAAAGTTAAGTTAGTTGTTACGCCACTTGAAGTGTCATTAATAAAGACATCTGCATAGGGTTCTATAATAATATTTGTAGGATTATCAGGATCAGGAATACTAACTAAATTAAACATAGTCATCAAGCCTTTTAGGAATTGCCATTGTTCTAAGTCACCTCTTAGGCTTGTGAATACACCATTTGTTATTTCGCCTACAATTGACATTGTGCTTGATACACTAACAGGAACTTCGTCCCCCAATCCTTGCATTCCACCAACATCTATATAAGATGGCAAATTATTGAACTGTGCAGCAGCAGTAACATTTGTTTTCCATTGTAACGACATAGTATCACCTGTATTCATTAGCTGCGTAAAACTGCCACTATATGTATTTATTGCGTCTCCCTGCGCTTCGCCATTAATTAAAATCCTATCCGAAAAATCATGATAATTCTGTCCTCCGTCATCAATAGTTACAGAAGTAATCGTCCCTGGGAAACTACCATTGGCTGTTAAAACAGCGTCAGCTCCTGTACCGCCTGGGCTTTGCACTTGTACTGTCAAAGTCGGAGCTGAGCTATAATACCCCCCATAATGAACAGTAACAGTATCAACCGCTCCAATACCCCAAAGCCCATCATCTAAAAAAGTAATATATGCTCTTCCATTTAGCGTTTGTGTACTAGGATTCATAGCAACAGCAGTACCACCTGAAGGTGTATAAAGCCATTGAAAATCTAGAGTTCCATCTAATAATGCCCAAGTCTTAATATCATAAAGAAAATAAACACTTGTGTTAGTTTGACCTGCAGGAATAATAAACTTATCGGCGCTGTCGTCCCAACCAAACTCAACAGGAAAAACGCTTGAGTTAGTGTAATCTACATTTGTAAAAGAACTAGCGGAATTAACAGTAGCACCATTTAAACCTGTTAGCCCAAGTGATACGACATTAGGGTTTGAATCATTGCCCCAATTAAAGTCCATATATAAGTTCTCAAAATCAGCAGTTTCAAAAAAGGCGCTTGTGTATGTAAAGGGAAAATCAGTTTGAGTAAATATTCTATCAACTAAATACTTTATATTTATAAAAGGTCTAAATGAACTTTCTAAATTTGGCAATACAGGGTTGTTACTTCCATCAAAAGTGTACTTGTGTGTCCAATCTACAAATGGATATCTTACTGTCGCTGCATCTCTTATGCCTGATGTATTTGAATTTAAGTAAGTAATTCCTGCTCCTGCCCAACTATTTTTAATTTGTGTTATATTATATGTATGTTTTAACTCCTCAAAGCCTAATTGTGTAAATGTAGCGTCCTCTAATATATCTTTTAAAGCCACCACTTCTGAATAAAGATTTACATTATAGCTTATCTCTCCTTTTTTATCTTGTATATCTATAAGTCTTAAATAACCTTCAAATAAAATAAAGCCATCTTGCTTTAATACGCATTGTGTCCTTACATAAGGATTAAAATTAAGTCCTGTATCACTTCTTGTTACTTCGAAAATGTTATCAAAGATTTGGTTGTTTCTTTTTGTAGCAGGAAGTTTAAACGCCTTTGAATATGATTGTACTTTTTCAGCCACATTTTTAAAATCATCAACACTTAAAGTTAAAGGTATGTCTTCATTCTCATATAAGTCACATATTACTTGTCCGTCTTGTAAGTCGTTGTAAACTCCTAATGGATTTGAACCTGCAGCATTTACTTTCATACTATCAATGGTCAAGGAATATCCTGCACCAACCCCACCATTCCAATCTACCAAAATAATGTGATCTACGCCTGTTGCTGTAAAGTCTATTTCTATGTCAGTAAGTGAAGCGTTTATAGAATAGCTATCTTGTGACATAAAACCTAAATTACTTTGTCGTACCTGTATCATCAAAGTCCCAAGTGATGTATATGGTGTTATGTCTATCATAATTTTATAGACAGCTCCTACGGTAAGTCCTGTTATTTTTTGATAAATTCCTGTGTGAAAGGGGTTTGCTCCTACATAAGCTCCACTAAAATAGCAATTACCTGATACAGCTTGAGGAACTGCAATATTAACCCATGGGGAGCCTGTAGTTGTAAAACTATACCAAGTATTTGGTACTGATGGGGGGTTATTTATAAGAGCATCTAATAATGGGTTTGCTGCTGTTGTTCCGTATGTAAAGGAACTACCTACAGAGGGAAGTGAAGCAGGAGGGAAGTGTCCATTAACAAGAAATTGAGGATTGGCACTATAACTTGAGTAATTATACATGCCATCATAATATTGCGGATATAATATTAGTTGTACACTCATTATACTGATTGTGTTCTTAGTGTTTTAGTCTTTTCTATGTCAAATGTATATTGTATTAATTTATCATTAACTACTGTTTTTCTTGTGAAATTAGAAGTTGTAAGCCTAACAGGAGTTACATATTGATTAAGTAATGAGTTTGCTATATCTGTTTGAAAGCCCTCTAATATATAAACTTCAGGACTATTTATTAGTTCTTCAAAAATTGTGTTATAATCTTCAGCTACAAAGTCTGTATTTATTTTTATTTTTTCAGTAGCATTAATTCTAAAAGCCTTTTTGCCCCCTTTATAACTATCGCTTCTATAAACGCTTTCGTTCCATGTTCCTTGTAACTGAGTATATGTTGTTCCTTTTGTTGATAGATTCCTTGTAGATTTTTTGTTAAATGTGTAATAGTCCCAAACCCCCCATTGATTAAGCCAACATAGTCTTATAGGATCATAGCCTATCAAATCAGGACATAATATATTTACTGTGTAAGTTTGACTGATTATTGCAGAGCTAAACTCCACATAAACCTCATAATGTGTCATGGTAGAAATATAAGAATTGAAAGTAGAATTTTGTCTAAGATTAGCAGGATAAAATCCAAAGTACAATAGTTGGCTTTTAGTATCAGCAGTCCAAGTGTTATAAGCACCATTGGTATGATTTTTATAAAAATAAAGTGATGAATTTCCGCCTGGGTAATAAATCTTTACAACTACCCTTTCTATATCACCATTAAGAGTTAAAAAAGCGCAAACTCCATAATCTTTAACATTTGCATATTGTTGAGTAGGCATATTTGAGAGTAATTGATCTGTGGCAGAACTAAGATTAAACTTATCTATATCATATCCAAAATTATTATTTGTTGCCCCTGTTGTAAGAATATTAGTTTGTTTTAAATAACCATTGAAAATAGTATAATCAGTTGTATCGACTTGTGAGCCACATTGTGTTGCAACAACATTAGCATCTTGATTACCACTACAATCTAGCGCTCCTAAGTATTCAACATAAAATCTAATAGCTAAAAAACGAATTGCATTTTTATTTTTTGAAAATTTATCTATTAAATGAATAGAGTGCGGATTATTAGTATTAGTCGCAGCGCCTTTATATGTGCTATCATCAGCAGCCATATTATCAGCTTTAACATAATTTTCTACGATATTGCTAAAGTTAAATATTCCGACTCCCTCATTATTAGGGGTTGTCTTAAATTTACCTGCTAAATTAGGTGTCCCAATTACAGTCCCTGCCCCTGAGCTAATATAAACTTCTGCTATGAACTTTACTTTTGTTTGAAGTGCTACTACATTATTATTTGATACTACAAATATTACCTCTTGCCCAACAGGTAGTGTAGTGTATAAAGGTTCTTGTTCTATTAGTGTTGCCATAATTTATTTTGGATTGTAATATGTTGTTAAATAAGTTTCAATATCTAACTTTAATTCTTTAAGCATTTTATCTTTTACTTCTTTTAGTCCTAGTCCTAAAGGTATTTGAAAGAAGCTAATACTTTTAATTCCCTCTCTTTTTATTTTTCTACTTATTAAATAAGCAAAGGCTGAGATGTATTGCCCTGTCTTTTTAGATCTTCCACGTCCTAACCCTTTAGGCTTAATCCTTTTCTTCTTTATCCACTTAGAAAGAATATCTATTGGCGGTCCTTTGCTTGTGTACTTATAAGGGCTTGACTTCATAGTAGTCCCTGTATTATAAGAAATAGGGTTCTTATTACCTGAAACTCCTTTGTCTAAAAAAGTTCCATAATCTTCCATAAAGAATTTAGTGCTAAAACCATTTACATCAGCCTTAACTTCAAAGCGTATTGAGTCACCTAAAGCTGTGTTTCCTTTTTTTTGTTTTAAACGCTTCTTTGCTTGTTCGACTACTTTGCCCCCAAAGCTCTCTAAAAATCTTTCTAAATTCTCAGTTTTCATTACTCAGCTACACCTACAAATATTTCTACTCTAGGATCGTAAGAAGCTCCTACAGGTTGCACTTCAATAGCTGTAAGATTTTCTAATGTACCGAAACTTGGGTCTGTATCAGCTTCTGCTAACATTACTGCTTCTGCTTGACATAATATATGTGAGTTCCCTGGAGTTAGTAATACTTGATAGTTCGTAGCTGTTCCCACTATTCCGACTTCTATCCACCCATTTTCATCTAAGTTAGTGATGCGGATATACTTTGCTCTATCTACATCTATTGCTACTGCTGAACTATATGGTTGTGTTCCGAAGGTTGCTATTGTAGTGACATTACCATTTATGCAAGTTACTATTCTCTCAAAGACATCTGTTATCCCTGTTGTTGTTACTGTGTTTGAAGAACCTCGCACCGAACCATTTAAGGTCACACTCTCGGACAAGGTCGTGATTAAGTTTGCCATTTTATAATTTTATTGTTATTTTAAAAAATCCTATTTCTATTGTATATTTACCTAGTTTAAATTTCATTAGTACCCTGCCCCTGCCCCTGTTACAGGTATTGTGCAAGTATCAAAGTCATTCATTACTTTAATCCCTATTGTAAAAGTCCAACCACATAAGAGATTATCAAATCTCTCTTGGAATGGCTCTAAAGTAAATTGATCTTGTGTGAAATATATAGGGGTGTTAATATCATCAGCTCCTGCTAAAGATTGTCTTGAACTATGTCTTAACATTCCTATCAAATCAGTTGCTATTTCTAATGTTTGATTCCATACTTCCTGCTCATTATTTTTAGTGTCAAGCAATTTAGTTAATTGTTCAGTCTGATAAGTTTGCCAATCCTCTTTCTCAGAAACCAAGTCGCAAATAAAAATCTGAAAGTTATATATGAGTTGTGAATCACCTGTTGCTACTGATGTTGGATTGATGTGCAATAGCGGCAGCTTTTCCATCTTTTCCAAATTGATGTCAAATATATCGCCAACAGAAACAGTAGATATTTGTTCATGATACTCGCCTAATCTACATAAGGTATTAATTACATTGTTATAGGTTTTATTAGTTACCATGCCTTTCTATTTTAGTTTTTTCCTGTTCTTGCAAATCAGCTTCATAACTTAACCACGTCAAACATTCTAAAAGATTAAGCTTTGTTATTTTATCTAAGTCTACAATATTACCATTTGTTAATCTGTACATCACTCCGAACCAACTCCACTTTTCAGCAAAGGTTTCACCGAATTGCCTTTCATCGCTTCCTTCATTATTTCTTCCTTCAGCTCCAGTAAAAACGATGGCAAAGTCAGTAACGATGCGCTCCCTAAACTCCAAAAAAAAAGCAGCGCCCCTTGCACCATACTCGCTTTCATTTGTTTAAATTCATCTGCCCTTCGACTTATATTACCATCATACGCTTCAATAGTATAATCATCATCATCAGTCTCACTCTTGCTAGTGATGGGTCTATATAAAACTGCCATTAACTCAGGCAAGTTTTTGTAGATGTCATTCTTAAATAATATCTCAATATCAGCATACTCACCAAGGGTTAGTTCATCAAAATTAGGGTGAAAACCGTACTCTTGCCCATTTAAATAAATAATGTTTTTTAAATAACTATCTTGCTTTTGTAATTCAGATAACTTACTTAATATAATCGCAACTTCTTTTACTCCTAGTTGTTTAACTAACGTCTTAGGAATATCTGTTAGTGCATCTATTTGTTCTAAAGCAGCTTCAACCTTACTTTCATCATTTGTATGAACTAGCTTAATATAACTCTCTAATGTTACATCTTTCCAACTTTCAATTAACTTAAACTCTTGTGCCTTTCCTTCTTTCTTAATCTTTACTTTCATAGTCTTATTATATAATAGAAATAATTGTTTTTTAGTTTAAAATGTTATCTTTGCCTGTTTTCATATACTTGTGAGGGATTGCGACTTAGGTCGCTTTCCTTTTTATTGCACAAAATACTTCCCTGCATTTGGATTGTCTAAGTGATATATAACATTATATCTAACCCCATCTATTGCATGATTCCAATTGTCAATATATAATTTCGAACCCTTGTCTTGATATGCGTAATTGTTTAATTCTTTAGCTATGTTAGTTGATTCAGGTGTTATAACTAAATGATAGTCTTGCATACGAGTTATACCGCTTTCAATAGTTCCTTTCTTTACAGGTTTAATGTTTACTCCTAAATGCTTTAAGTCTGCTATTAGTCTTGGTTCTGCTGAATCAGCTATGATTAATTTATCATCTACTTTGTCTAATATTATTTGTGCTAGTTCTTGACTCTTTAAACCATTACGATAGATATGCTCTTTTAAATATATCTTCTGCTTACGCTTATCTATTGCTACTTCAGTTAAACTATCAGGATCAATACTAAAGCCAAAGTCCATTCCACAAGATGTTTGAAGTCCATCAGGATTAAATTCTCCAATACTCCAATTGTCAAAGACAACTCCTTCTGCTTTATCAAGCCAACCCCCTAAGATTTTGTGTTGATACTTTTTAAAGTTGTTATGCTTTATAGTCTTAATACGCTCTAGGAAGCTCGTAGAGAGATTATCTTTGTTGTCTAGGTATGTACTATGGATATAGCATACATTGTCTCTAACGCCATTAAAACCAGCTTCTACGCCTTTGTCTTGAAAGAACCTATTGTAAATCCAATGCTCTTTAGTTACAGGATTCAATATCAAGATGATTCTGTTCTGCACATCTTTTTCTCTAATACTAAGATCAATAGTATCAAATATGTCTTCATCAATAAGTTCCTCAGCTTCATCTAAAACCCAGCAGCTAATACCCTGTAATGATTTAAGTGAAGCTGTTTGATTTCCTGCTGAAGTTCTTATCCCTCTAAATAGTATGTCTGATTGATTGCTTGTGTTTAATACTTCTGCTTTGTTAATACTAAAGACATCTTCAAATCCTAGTAGTCCTATCTTTTCTAAGAACTCAGGAATGATTGATAAATGCGCTGATGTCATTGTGAATCTTGTAAAGAGTATTCTAATACCCTTAGTCATAGTAAGTAAAGTAAGAAAGACTGTAGCTGCAAAAGATTTACCTGAACCTCTACCACCTGTTATAATAAAGTATCTAGCCTTTGATTCAAATAAAGGATTGTATTTCTTATTCAGTATCAGTTTCAACAAATGTTATAACAGGCATATTAATTGCTTTATCGCCTGAAGTTATATCTACTCTATTAGTTTCATTCCAACCAAGTCTTGTCTTAGCTGCGTGTATTACAACTGAAGGTACTTTGTCTTTTACGCATTCATAATACTTTGACTTAATAAAGTCCTGCTGTATGTTTTCTATTTCTTCAACTTTAGCAGCAAAGTCTTCATCTTCTTTTAGCCACTTATAGAAGTTTGTTCTTGATAAGTCACAAGACTTTAATGCTGTTGTTATTACTCCTAGACTTGACTCTAATGCTTTGAGCAATCTCTCTTTGTTAATCTTTGTTCTATTTTGTTCCATTTTATAATTGCTTTAATTCCATTCCGTAATTATCTACACTTCTTTTTATGTTGATATTTTTCTTTTTAATTAGCTTTGTTTTTTTAAAAGGCTTATAATCTACTTTATGATGTATTCTGCCGAACTTAAAAACTAACTCAGAAACATCAGGGTGGACATCTACTTGCATTTGACTTTTTGGTAAAGTTCCTTCTTTATCATAAAACTCTTGTGAGTTCCCTCCTCTTAATACTTGAGTTTTAACTTTACCTTGTAAAAAAGCATTAAATTGAATTGTGCAATATCCTGCTTTAAGCATATCTAAACTTAGTATTGTATCTTCATTATATCTACCTCTCCATTTAAAAGGCGTATCATTCTTTATTAAGTTGCAACTATAAATTCTTGTGTTCTTTATAAAGGGTGGTAATTTTTGATTTTGTTTAGCAAAAAAATCATAATTTGGTCCTGCCATTGATACATTCTCGTATCTTTCTACAAAATCTTCCATAGCCCTAAAAAAAGCTCCACTAAAAACTTTTATTTTAAGATTATTATTAAGTCTATAAAAAGCTGTTATATTATCGTCCATTACCCAATGATATTCAAAATTATTATTCTGAGAGTGTTCCCATACAAAGTTTCTAGCTGCACCTGGCCCTGTACTTTTACTTCTGCCTAAATTATCAAGAACTTCATAATCATCTAAATATTTTTCAGGTAGTATTAAAATCTTTTCTTTATCAATTACTGCTGAATAATCTTTGTAGTCGCTTTGTTCAATTACAATATAATAAGGCACTTGCATTCTTTCTAAGGCTTTACTTGTTAATCGGCTTTCTGCTCTTCCCTTAGATACTATATATAAAGGATATTTAGGATTCATCTATATATACTTTGTCTTTTAATATATTTTTTTCAGCTTTAGGGTGCCACAAACTTTTAGTTTTATCTGTAATATTTTGCTTCATCAGATTTGCAAAACTCTTTATATCGTCTTCATTTTTAAAAGATACTATAATCTGTCGGTATGGCATTTTGTCTTCTTGATTAAATTCAGGCATTCCTTCCCATTCTGCGTCTGCATTTAATTGACTTCTATCATCTTGATTTTCCCATACATCTAACCCCCATTCAGTAATCTTAATTGTATTCCATTCATTAGCTAACATAGCCCAATCCCATTCTCCAAAACCTACATTATCTTTGACTATAAACTCTTTCTTTTGTTCTTCAGTAAGTCCTTCTGCTATTTCTATCCATACTTCTTTTAATCCTGCATCTTTACTTGCTTTCAATCTCATGTTGCCACCTAAGACTATCATATCTTCATCTACGACTATTGGTCTTAGCTTTAGCATCTCAGGGAATTCTTGTATTGATTTGACTAACTTCTTAAACTTATCGTTCTTAATTATTCTAGGATTGTTAGGGTTTCCCTTTACTTTACTGATCTTAACTTGTTGCCTCATAGTATATAATAGAATATGTTGTTATTTATTTAAAAGTCCTCATTGATTCCTCGTTCACCTATTAGCTTTTCTTTTGCACCTGCCCAAAGTTTGTCACCTCTTTTTTTTTTACTTAGTGATGCTTCAGTTCTTTTAAGACTTGGCATTCCTTCTTCAGGTTCACTATCCATATACTTCCCACATTTGCATTGAGCTTCCTTTGCTACCCACTTATCATCTTTCAAAACTATTGTTGCTTTTGATAAGTCCTTCTCTTTACCGCATTTACATTTATATAATGTCATTTTGCTAAAGCTCCTGTTTTAGTTTCAGTTTCTTTATACAACCTGTCAAGCTCAAAGTGTAAATGATTAATTGCTTTTTGAATATCTTGCTCAGCAGGGTTGCCTTCTTTTTTACCTGCTCTCAATAAGTAAGAACAAGCAGTCCCTACATTGTAGCTTAAATCAAAGTCCTCAACTACACATCTTGCAGAGTAACCATATTTCTTTCCTGTATAATAATGTGGTTCAGGATTCTTTTTGTAATCTTCTTCTTTTGTCATTTTCTAGTATTTTAATTAGACCATCTTGTGTATTTAGTGTTCGTGGTTTTAATGCCTTACGATATTCGTCAGGGTTAAAAATTAATTTTACCTCTCTTATTAAATCATTATCATCAAATTTAACTATCCACCTTTCTGAATGGTGCATTTTGGTTCTTTTTAAGTGTGCTAAGTAACTCATATTATTTGTATTTATTATATAGTTTTTTTATTCCATCAAAACAAGTTGATATACAAGAACCGCAATTAGTAGTAGTGCTATAATTACTCATATAGATGGCGTTATATGTTTCAATCATGCGTTTTTTTGCTGCAACATCTTTTGCCCTACCTGTCTTCAAATCTTTCCACATATCTAAGACTTCATCTATCAAGTGTTGTGGCAAATCATCAGGTGCTTTTATTACTTCCGTAGTCTTTTGCCAATAACCCTGCGGACATTCCATAGGAGCTATTCGTGCCTTGATTTTCATAAAACATAAACACCGCTTACAAGTTCCTGTGGGTTTAAAATAGTAAATACATTCTTTACATATTGCTAACCGTTCTTCATAGACTTCATCAGGAACAAAAAACTTATTCATCTATTAATTCTTTTTTGAGAATCTCCCTTACTTTATCTATTGTTGTAAATAAGCTATTTCTACTTATTTTAGTCTTAGCCGCTAGGCTGTCGAGTGTATTGCCCTCGTAATAATAGAGCTTAAATAATTCCCTGTCGTACCAACTATCTAAGCCATCTAACACTTTGTCAATTTGCTCTAATTTAGTCCATTCATAATTATCTATTGCTTCATTAGGAATGTTTGATATATTGTTATTATTATCAAAACGATATGCCATATCATCATTACTGCTAGTATAATTAGTAGCGAAACAACTGCTGTCAATATGTGTGTAGTATTTTTTATATTTATAGTAGAATGGACTTCTTGGACTTGTTAAACTTCTTCTTAAAACTACTGCTCCATAACGTGTTATTCCATCTTCCCCATCTTTATCCCAAATACCCTTTAAAGTGTCAGGGTTCATCTGAAGAAAATAAAGCATCAACTCCTGCACCGCTTCATCAATATCAGTTTCATTCTGAGTAAGTCCGTAAGCCATTGTTCTGAACTTATTACTTAGCTTTGATATTTCTTTATATACATCAGTCATTTTTGGGATTTACAAAATCTAACCGCTTTACTGTTTCTTGTAACAGTTGATCTAAGACTACTTTATAAGCTCTTATGGTTGCTGCATTACTTTTAGTTTCTATTCCTGCAAAGAATCCGTTTGTAGCAACTGATAAATTAATAGGAATTATCATTATCCAATCATAAAAATTGTTCTCTCTAACCCCCTCCCCATAACCATTTGAATATTCTACAATACAATCAATCACTTCAAGATAGTTGTTGTTTCTAGTTTGTGTAGTGCTGTCTTGTACAAACTGTTTACACATTTCCATATAGACTTCAATTATTGTTCTGTGTTCTTCACTTGAATAGATTGGTTTGTGCATACGCCAAATCTATAAAAAAAGTTTACTCAATTCCCTTTTCTTTTTTTAAGTTTTCAACAACAGCTTTATAATATCTTATATCTTCTTCGTATTCTACCCTATTTTTTTTAACTGTTATATGTGCTAAAAATTCTAGTTCATTTGAAGTTCCCTCACCATATTTAGCATTTAATGATATACCAAACTTCCATTGTTCACCTTGTTCAAACATATTACATTTGACACATTGTACCTGGCAATTTTGTTCATTCCATCTAGTTCCGTGATGTCTTCTTGATTGGAAGTGGCCATTTTGCATACCTGATTTATAATGTGCCACCTTGCCACAAGTAAAACATTGACAAAGTCCTTCATCAGTTGCATCTCTAAGCCTTATATAAAGGCTAAACCATTTATCTAGTTCTTTTTTAAGTTTACTTATTGACTTCATATCCTAAGTCCTTTTTCCATTGATCTTGTATTGTTTCTTTTCTTGCCTTATATATCTTACCTCTAAGCTCAGGACATTCTTCTTGTAGCTTTCTTCTCATTCTCTCTATTGTCTTAATGTTTGTTAGTTTGTTATTAGCAAACATTTGCATAAACTCTAAGCCATTCATTTTATTAGGATCAATTTCTTTTCTCTTTAATTCTCTCCACCAATAAGCAGCTATTAGTAGATTGTCATTATCTCTTAAATGAGGTTTAATAGTTAGTAATTCTCTTACAACTTCTTTTGTTTTCATTTTTGAGTAATTTTATTGGTTCTTGATAAAAAGGCACTTTGTCTTTTGGCATATCTAATTTTTCTACTTGATATGTTGCGTCATCAATCCTTTTCTTGTGAGCATAAACCCATTTGTAAAAAGTTCTGATATTTAAAAAAGGCTCATCTTTACCAAATCTTACGCCTTGATGAAAAGCGTCTGCAACTTGATTAAATGTCATATTACCAAAACGATTTTCTCTAATTAAGTCAGTAGCAAATATCTTGCTAAGAGTTGCCAAAGTTTGAGGATCAGTTTTATGTCCTATTTCTACTGATGTCTTTGCTAATAAGTCAAGGACTTTCTCAGATAGTTCTTTAATGTCTTCTTGATATAATGTTTTCATAATAGTTTTTTAGCTTCTTCCCAAGCATTTATTTGTGAATGTAATTTACCCATTGCTGCTTTCTTTACTTCCCTACGTTCCCAAGTTCTTACAGCAGCTTTCCAGTCCTTCATTGTTTCTTTTCCAATTTGCCACCCCTTACTTTTATAGAAGTCAATAAAAGCTTCAGCATCTATATTATTTTTTCGTAAGATACAATAATTTTTAACTTGATCTAAAGTTGGTTTTTTAAAGAGAGCTTTCTTATTACTATCTGTAAGATTATTATTAGTTATATTTATATTAGTATTATCTGTAAACTTTTCTTTTGTAGGTATGTTAACCAAAGTTATCACCCTAGCTTCTATTTGTTTACTATATTTTTTATAAATGTTAACACGCTTTATGTAGTTATTGTCCTCTAAAATCTTTAACCACTTTTGTATTGACACCCTGCTAACTTCATATAGTTTACAAAAGTATTGAGTTGAAGCTATACATTTACCATTCATATTACATAGTGCTGTAATTTCTGCATAAAGAAGTTTGGCATTAGGTGTTAGCTTTTTGTTATATCTAACCTCAGCAGGAATAACAGCATAGTAATTTGGTTTTGTCATATAATTTCTAAGTTATAGTTGCAATCAGTAAGTGCAAATTTACACTTTTCTAATTGATCATAAAAATCTTTGTATGAAACTTTAATGTCAGTTGAAACTCTACCTGATGTAACTCTAATAGTAGTTTGATGTTTTTCGCTAGTTTCAATCCCATTATCTCTTAGATATATTTCTAATTGTCTATCATCTACAAAGGTTCTCTTAGACCCCTGTATGTTACTATAAGCATTATAGACCTTATTAAATACCTCTCTATATTTAGGGAATGTTCTATAATTAGATTCGTGCATTTTCTCATAGTGATAAATTAAACTTCTATCTCTTTTAAGTTCTTTAGATATTGTTGTTCTATGAGTTTCATCTATCATTCTAGCAACTACACTTGCAACTGCTCTTGGAACTTGATATTTTTGTTCTCTGCTTTTATAGGAAAGAGAACCCTTACGCAACCCTACTAAATTTGTAGTAAGGTCGCATAATATCTTAAAATTGATTTCTTCTATCATAATTAAAATGGCATATCTTGTTCATCACTTGTTACAAAGTCAGGGTTTTCACTTTGATTTGTAAAATGATAACCGTCTATATTGTGATAATATTTTCCTTTGTATTCTCTTGAATAAACATTACACGCAATAGCTACTGTCATTCCAACATCTAGCTTGTTTAAGTGTTTGATTTTATCCTCACCAAAAGCACTAACTGCAATAATGTTATTAAACTCACTATTTGTTTCTATGACAACTGTTTGCTTTTGCCATTCTTTCCCTGCTTTACTTGTTCCTGTTTCAAGATCAAGTATCTTTACTAATTTACCTGTTACTTCCATAATTTTTTATTTATTTAATTATTAAAAAAAGGAAGGGGTGGCTAGTTTACCGTACCGATTTTCGGTGAGCCGAGTTTCGGTTATTCGTTAAGCCACCCCAACCTATACTATTTCTGTTTAAAATCTTCTGATTCATCTTCGCCAAATACTCCAAGTTCATAAAAACCTGTTAGCTTTAAGACAGCCCTGCTCATAGCTCTTTTTTCAGCCATTTCCATGACATACCAAGTGTTGCAATTTCCATCTTTAAACCCACCTTTAAGAGCTGATCCAAAGGTTTGTATTGTAGCTATTCTATCTGAGCTGTTATTTAATAAATGTTTTGACATTGAAGCGTTTGCTTTTACTACACAAAAATCTCTTTCACAATTAATAACTTCATAGTCAATAGTGATGTTCTCTATTGCTTGAATCTTATCTATGCCTGATCTTGTGATGATTACATAGTGTTGATGTTTAAAGACATCTTCTTTGTCTAGTCCGTAATGGTGGTACTTTTCCTTAATCTTTTCCGTTTTCATATTTCTTTTTTTTGTGAATAATTGTGTTCAAAAGTATAAAATTATTTTAATTCTATATACTCTATTAATTTTTGTTTTATGTATGCTAAATGTTCTGTATCAATCCAATTCAGAAAATCATAGCTGTCAAATACAACTTGAAAATCGTTGCCATATTCATCTTTTCCTCTTAGATAAATTTCGTTTTCATGTGCTTGAAAGGTATTAATACTACGCATAGCTTTGTGTATTAATTCATCTTCTTCATCATCTATATATACTGCATTTTCTTTACAATCAGAACATTTACTACTTTCTTCTATAAATTTTGCGTTACAACAATTAGTTGTTGGTTCTTCTAAAGGTATTGGTATCATATCGTTGTTATTAAGGCTTTGTTATTACTCAGTTGATTGTAGCGTTCTTTATATTCAGCAAGTTTCTTTTTAATGATTTTATTACGTTCTTCATTATAAAAAAACGAGCCCTTTTTTTCAGCTTTAAATTCATAACATTCATCAAGATTAAGTCCTGACAATTCAATATAAGCATTAAGGGCTTCTTCAATTTGATCTCTTGTTCCAAAGATTCTAATACTAGGTTCTACTTTGTGTATGTCAGTAAACCAACCATCAGGCGATAGCTTAGAGATTGTTTTATATATTCCATTGTTATAAAAATGGAAATCTTCACAAATTAACTCCATTGTGAATTGTCTTTAAAGTTATAGTATTCTTTTTTAATTTTAACAAACAAATCTATAACTGATTCGTCCATTGACTTTTCTAACATAAACCTTCTGTGTTCAGGTTCAATACTCTTTACTAATATAAATAAGCTATCAGTAATTTTGTTAAGCCAAAGTGGATTTTCTTCTATCACATCTAATATAGATACAATAGCTTCTTCTGTGTTAGTTGCTTCTTTCATTTTAAAAGTTGTTTTCATTTTCTTTTCTTCTTGATTAATATGACACAAAGATATAAAAATAAAATGATATTCACAACTTTATTTACAAAGTTATTAACAATTTAGGTGTTAATAGTGTTTTGACTAGATAAGCGACTTTAAGTGCTGTCTAGTATATTGCCATTAAAAAGATGTGAAAGTGCATTAAAAGGCTAAGAGGAGTTATAAATTGAGCATTATAACGACTATTATAATAAGCAAGTATATTGCAAAGATTTTCCAAGTAGGGTCTTGTTTCATTATAGGTCCATTAATAGATTAATAGGTAGTGTGCCATTATTCAGCACTACTGCTGCGCCGATTGCTTGGCGTTTGAAATTTTTAGCGTATGCTGCTGCGTAAGTGGTTGAGTCCACGCCACAACCTACCTGCATACCAAATACTCTAAAGCGTTTTCCAACAAACCAACGACAGTAGGCTTCCGTATGGGTATGTCCACAAACGCTTGACATTAGATTGTTCTTTGCCTTTGCTTGTGCCTGTCCGCCTTCTCCATGTTCGTAAAGGACATCATCATAAACAACTGATTCTACCCAATTCCAATTAGGAGTTCCTAAAACTTCATTGTAAGTTTTTATCCAAGCAGCAGGAATACCACCTGTCATAGATTTCCTAGAAGCCATACGATCATGGTTTCCAATACAAACATCTGCATACTCAAAAGCGGTGTACCATTTAGCAACCTTTTCAATAGTTTTTTCAAGCTCTAAACCTGCCGACATTCCATCAGGATCAGGTTCATGGTAGCTAAACGCATGATTATCAAGTATATCGCCTATGAATATAACTTGATTACAATTAAAGATTTCGTATTGTTCTAAACACCATTCAAGATAACCGTCAAGGCAAAATGGTTCATGAAGGTCACCGATAACTAGGACATTCCTAGCTTCGGTTTCCCTCATTTTTTTAAGTGCCACTATTTCGTGTGGCTTTAATCTGTATCTATTTTCTCGCACTATCAGCGATTCCCTGTCCAACAACTAAAGTAAGACAAGCATAGAATAGATTTGATGCAGTTGCTTCATCAACTCCTAAGTATTGAACTAACATAGGAACGACAATAGAACTTACTGCATACCAAAACTTCTTGGATTTCATCATTGTTAAAATAAGCCAATTTTTCATTTTATTGATTTTTGATTAATATTAAAGTTTATAAGATAGTCCTACATTAAAAGAACCTTCATCATCTTTAGTCGTATAGTTTGGTTCTACATAAAGATCATTCCAAAGTTTAATAGACATACCAAAACCTAATGTCATATTATCTGTTGCGCCTTCAGTAGGGGCTTGAACTGATAAATACATATCGTTGCTTAAACTGTATCTACCTAAAAAATCATAGTCATCACCATTCTTTTGAAACCCTACCATTACATTATCATTTACTTGATAACCCAAACCTAAGTTGTTAGTGAAGTTATCTACACTCCAACTAGCGTCTTCATTTGGTGTTGTTACATTACTCATTACTCTGAATTGTGCTGAAGCACTTAAACAAAATAATGCAATTACTGTTGTTAAAATTGTTTTTTTCATTTTATCTATTTTTGATTGTTAAATTAATATTAGTGCCGCCCAAATTTATGATTTCTTTTAAGAGTAAATCCATAGCTAAAGTTGAATTATGAACAATATTGTGTTGAGTTCCTTGTCCTACCAAGATACACCCCCTTGTATCTTTAGCTGAATTTCCTCTATGAAATAATATGTATGAACGGTCTTTTACATCTTGAACTAAAAGGTGCAAATAATCTCTTGTTGCACTTTCTCTTGGGTATCTTAATCGTACTTTATATTCCCCATTAGGAATACATGATATACTTCTTTGGTTATCTCTATATGGTAACTCTAAGGTATCACAAAATCTTTCCCCATTTAAAAACAATTCACCAATTGTACTTTCATCAGTAAATGTATCTCTAATTAATAAAAGATTTATTGTACTCAAACTAGAGGTAATAGGTTTTGTATATTTTACACCCTTTAACTTCGTGAACCAACTCTTTATGAACTGTAGGAGCTTTTTCATTTTTCTTATGGTATTTTGGATTGGTGCTATTTAGCTTTCTTTTTTTCATAAACAAAAAATTTATAGATAGTAAACACTATTGCAAGGGTTAGAGAAACAAAGGTAAGTATCTCGTTGCATTGTGTCAGATTTAAAGCAATTGCTGAACTATTTGCTATTCCTACTTGTAGTGTGTCTTTTAGGTTCGTCATTTTTATCTATGTTAGGCTTCTTATCCAAGTAGGACTTCAGCTTAGTTATGTTTATTATTTTTGGTTTGTAGTGTTTCTTCATTATGTTAAATCAGGAGTTAAAAAGTTCCTTAAAGTTAATTTAGAACCTTGTCTAGTAGGTTTTTCAAGGTTCATTCCGTTGTAATATGCGTTCTTATCAGGAGTCACATCAGAGCCACTCGAAGTGCTATATTCAGGAAAACTACTTGTATTATTAGTAACATAATCTATCATTCTTTCTGTATAATACTCAGCAGTATTTCTAACCTCCTCTCTAAGATGTTGCGCTTCTTCTGTACTTAAAGCTGTTCCTGTTTCTGAGGTTTTGGAATAAATGTTCCCATTCTCGATTTTGAATCGCAGGAATGGAATAGCATGAAAAAATGCCCAATTCGGCAACATATCGCCTATATAATCATCTACTAAAGTTTTATAAGCTCCTGCTAAAGTTCCTGCAATAATTTCATCTTTCAATTTTTGAGTTAAATCAGTACCAAGCTTAGTTTCAACATACAGTTTTTGCGCTTGTCTTATATATGGAAGGAGCAAATCCGTTGAAATATTGAGGTTCAAAGCCGTCGATGACTTTAACTTTTCTTCTGAGATAAATAAGACGTATGCCATAATTTTTTTAGTTTAAATATCCGTTATTTTTCATTCTTTGTGGTGGTATTGCTACTAAGTTATCATTCTTTTGCGCAGTAAACCCTTCTGATAGCGCCTTAGTATAACCTATCATTGTATCATCATTAATGTTGCCTTCATAATATACAGAAGCATCATCAGCAGCAGGTGCTCGGTAGACTTGACGCAACCAAAAATGCCTACATTGAGGACCGCCCTTGTAAAGCCATATGGAATAATTTGCTGCGCCACGAGGTCCAAAACCTGCATTAACAGCCATAGTTCCCATTCTAACAACATCTTCTTTACGATATACCTTTTGTGCCGAAGTCATTAATTTGCAAAACTGTCTATTTGTTCCTGATCTATTTGGCAAGAAATTATCCGTTGTATAAACATATCTTACTTTATAGAAAAATGTGCCTGACTTATTAAGCCCATCTTGCTCACTTCTTGCGTTAGGATTTGCTCTGCCTGTTGATGCTAGTTCTAATTTTTCTCCTTTTATATTATTAAGTTCAGCTTCAAAGTCAAAATCTTGATGTTCTCCATCAACTACTTCTTCGTTAATTAATTCCCAATCTTCAGGGACATCTTCTAAGTTTTCAATAAACTTTGAAAGCTCTGTTGCTTCCTTATGCCCTTCACAAGCCATATAAGCAGTTCTGCCTTCGTATTCGTGTTCATGATACCCTTCACACCCTAAAGTCTTAGAATGAGCCTGAGCCTCTTCTATTGTGCTAAAAACAGGTTTACCATCTATCATTCCAACTTTACTAAAATCTTCCCTAACCTCTACATCTAAAGGGGCAAGTCCTAGTTCTTCACGAATTTCGTCTTGTGTCATTACAGCTTTCAAGTCTTGGTTAGTAAATTCAACTGTGATAGGTTTAAGCTGTACAAATTTAACCTCTAAGTCCATATCATTTACAGAAAAGATAGTTTGTAAAGTGTCTAAAATATGTAACTGAAAACCTTTTACCACAGTATTTAGATAAAAATTTGCGGCTGCATTGAGTTCATCTACATTTGAGCCTAAACCTGTGTCGTTCTTTATTCCCATTAACATAGGACTCGTAACTCGATGCCCTGTGAGGATATTTTGTGTTAAAAGCTCTTGAAGTGCTAAATACTGTTTATCAAGGTCGGCTGTATTTAAAGGAGTAACTTCAGGCGCTCTATTTCGATCGTCACTAAAACAAAGCACAAACTTCCCTGCATTTGAAGCCGAAGTAAATTTATCTTTAAGACTTTGTTCTATCTGTAGTCTTTCTTCTTGCGTAGGGACTCCATTATTGAAGGACACTAAGTAACTACCTGAAAAGGAATTGTTAATATTGTTGAGATGAAACTCTGCAACTCGCTGATCTACTAAAGCCCAATTGTTCGCTGCTAAGTAGTCAGGGGTATGATAGACGTCCATATTAGGACTGTAAGCTCCTGTGTAAATTAATTGACTACCTGCGGTTCTATCATTAGCATTAAAAGCTGCAATAGGATAGGGTTTACTTGCTCTTGTATTAGCCCAATCTGCACTAATAAAATAAGTATCTACTTTACCTAATTCGTTTGGTCGCCCTGCTCTAACTCGTTCAACAGGCACGTGATACACTTCAGCGATTTCTGTTCTTTCACGATTCCATACAATATGTAAAGCGTAAGCCCCCTGAAGTTTAAAGTCAAAAGCTACTTTCTTAATTACTTGATGTAAACTTTCTTTAGAATTTGCATGTCTTAAAAACTTTTTAAGTTTAACAAAAACTTCTAAATTTGTGTCTTCATCAGAACAAATTATATCTTCCCCTGCTATCATCTCTGCTGTTTGATTAATAATAGCAGCATGGGTGGAACTGTTGTAGTATAAATCAATTAAGAACTGAGGGTAAAGGTTTCTCCAATCCTCCGTTCCATATTCAATATAATCTCTTCCTCTTACTTCTTGAACAATAGGAGTTGTAGATGTTTCTAAATTGATTGAAATTAAATTATCTTTCATATTTTATATTTTATATCAAACTAAGTCTAGTATTTACTTCTTTTGTTAAAGCAGCGCTTGAACTACTAAATATCATTACTTCACTAATAGTTCCATCATAAGGATTCAAGTTAGTTTTTCTAAGACCTAAATTATCAATATCTGCTGTACCTTCATATTCTTCTGTGTCTGCTTGTGCTACTCCGTTCCAATGTACAGTAATTACACCACTAGCTCTAGTTAGAACCATGTAAGCATCTCCTAGCCAAGTTCCTTCATCTTTAGTCAAATCAACAGCAGTAGTATTGTCTATCTTTATTCTTATTACGCTTGTTGAGAAAAACCTAATAAATTCCCCATTTGCTGTATTATCAGCCATTAGAACACACCCTGCATTTGCTAGATTAAGTTTTACACCAATAGTAAAATCATCTGCCAAACTAATCTGTGAAGTTGTATCTAAGTTCTCACTTGCAGCAGGAGTGAAAGTCAATACTCCACTAGTCGCACCTGTTCCATTAAGAGGTCTTTCACCAAGAATTCCTTGTTTGAAGTGATTATCATTGTCAGATTGGTCGTCCCATTGTGAAACCCTAGAAGATAACTCACTAATTCCTGTTGCGTGTTGCCACCAACCCACTAAACTTGATTCATCACGAGGTGTCCATTTTGGAGTAGGGGTACTAACTAAACTTAATGCTTGTTTTAAAGCTAACATTATAACACTTCTTCATAGTAACAAAGACCAACACCACTCGTTAAAGTGATTGCAGTAATCTGAAGGAAGATAGTCGTTCCTGCTGCCACCGTTGTATGAAGATTAGCTATTGCTGAACCTGCTGCTGTTGTAGCATTTGTAGCTGTTATTGAAGCTATCACACTTTCAACAGGAAAGTGAACACAGTAGTAATCTTTGCCTGTCATAGCTGTTGTTGCTATTACATCACATCTATTTTTTCCCATTTGCTCTGTTAAAAGCTGTTGTACATTTTCTATTGCCATTTTTTAATTTTTATTATCCGTAATATATGTAATTTGTTTGTTCTATTTCTGCTGTTATTGATGCTTCTGCTGTAGCACCACCACCTGTAGTTATCACAGTAGGGTTGGTTCTATAACCACTCCCTCCATTAGTTATTGTAACTGTATTGACTTCACCACCTGAAACTGTACAAGTTGCTGTAGCATCTGTTATATTCTCACCTGTAGGGTCTGTTATTGTAATAGTGGGTGCTGACGTATAACCTGCACCACCATAAGATATTGTTAAAGTTAGAACACTATTTGCATTTTGAGTATATTGTACCTCTTCTGTTCCATCTTTCTCTGCTACATACATTTTCCCTTTAGTTACTAATCCTTTTACTATCCCTTTGTTAGTTGCAGCAGGTGTTAATATATCATTTTCAGTTGCAGGTGCATGTCCTGCACTAATTGTTACTGTACCTAACCATACAACTTCATATACTTCATACTTCCAGTAACCAGCAGGAAGCAGTTTTATTGTTCCATCATAAATATTAGGACTGGTATTATAAACAAAAGGAAACCTTGTATATCTGTTGAAGATATTAGGGGTTAGGTTTGTTCCATAAGAATAAACAACAGACTTATCCATGTCATTAGTAAACTTTACCAAGTGCCTTACCTTAGTAGAAGCAACTGAAGTATCTATGCGATTGTCTTCTGTTTGTAAGTAAGCTGTAAAGCTAGTTTCAGTAATTGCTTGTATCATCTATAATATAATAGAAAAGTCGTGTTTTTATTTGCTTATCTAGTGTTTATAAAAGAAAAGAGTGACTTAAAGCCACTCTAATCAAGAAATATATGAAAACTACTAAGATTAAGAAGTTGTAGGGAAAGTTCCTGCCTCATTAATAAACCCACTTTGATCCCATGGATTTGTAGTATAATCTTCTAACATAGCAAAAGGAATTGCTTCCATTCCGTCAAATGTTAGAGTGTAACCATTTCTATCGCCCCACGCAGCACCTGTGTCCATAGTCCCTGCGTTAAGTTCTAATCCATTAGCCATTCCTAATGCAATAAATACATCGTGTCCATTAGTTAGTTGTTGGTTTAATTGAGCAAAAATTCTTACTTTTGTCGCTCCTAAGAGCTTGATTTCGTTTTGGTCCTCTTTTGTAAGTCGGTTAAGTATAATATTTACCGTTGGTGTATAGTAGATTGTACCGTTTTCTCTCGATCCAACAATCGTATCTGTGATACTCGCCACTCCAAGAGGCATTACGTATTCATAAATTGTGCTACCGTCCCAATCAATTGCGTCAATTTCTAAAGGGTGTGTTGCGTCATAAGTATAAGAAACATCAGGATCATATACTGAGAAAAATATTTTTTTTACTCCACCTGATATTCTATTACAGTCAAGTCCTCTACCCCTTGTTAGTCCTGTACATGCCATTTTATTTTATTTTTTAAAGGTTAAAGGAGTGAGAGCCGAAACCCTCACTTCTTGTAATTATTATTATGATTGTCTTACGATATCAGCTCCAACTCCTGTTTGAACTGCACCTGAGTATCTTGCTACACATCTCAAATTATCTGAGCCATCAAGAGCAGCCATATCCATGATAGTGATTCTAGGACCTGTTCCTGTTGTTCCAAAGTCAGAAACTAAATCTGTACCCCAGTACAGGTTAGATTTTTGAGCTGCTACCATTTCGTTGTCGTTCATTCCAGGACAAACAGCAATTTTATATCCTTCAAAAACTGGCTCATAATCTCCATTCATATTGTAAGCATTAACATATCCTAAAGTAGATACTGCTGAAATATAAAGAGCGTAAGTTTTTGAGTTCATATAAATATGAGTGTCCTCTTTTTGTAAGATTGCAGGTACATTAGCCGCCATATCTGCTGTTAAAGTTTGTAGGTTTGCTATGATGTTCGCTGCTGTATAAGCACCTGAAGCTGATGACTGAATTACAGTTGCATCAACCCCTGGTAATAATAAACCAACTGTCGCTGCTAAGAATCCTGCTTTTAATTCTCCATTTCCATCATTTCCCTGCCATATATCAGTTTCTACTTGGTCAGCAATAATACCACCCATATAAGAGATAACAAAATCTTCAAATG